TGGGCGGTTTTGTATTTGAATCGGTGATCGGTGCGCTTGTATTCCTTCCATTCGTTCCATGCACTTTCGAAGGTGTCGGTTTGGAAGGGTAAAACAACCTCGCGCGCCTGCGCGCTTTTATTAAGTGTTTTATTCTCTGTTTTATTATATGTTTTATTATGTGCTGAATTCTGCGCACTCGTTTGCGTAGATTTACGCGCTCGTTTGCGTGGATTTGCGCACTCGTCTGCGCGGATTTGCGCACTCGTTTGCGCAGATTTACGCAGTCGCCTGTTGTACCTGTCGCCTTCGCGGATCAAAAAACCGGCGTTGCAAAGCTTGGAAATGTATCCGCGTGCGGTCGCTTCTGATACGTTCAGCAGATCGGCAAAATGCGCGTTGCTCGCAAAGCATTCTTTGCCCTGCGCTTCGAAGTTCAGAACCTCGGCCAGCAGCACCCGTTCGTTGGGGTGCAGCTCGCCAAGATTCCAAATGTCGATTGGTATGCTCACGTACTTGCGATTCATCCACGCAATGATTCCAAGTATCTTAACTGCATACGTTTCGTTTTCCTCATATACGGCCAAACGCATTGACACAACGCTTTAGCTGCTTTTTTATCCAAATGGTTACTGCGACCATTTGCAAATTCTAAGGCCCAATGAATTGCGTTTGCTTTTCCGCTATCACAATCCAAAAAATAACCAATGTCGTCCTTCTGTGATTGTTCAAATTCTTCCCATTGGATAGTCCACAATTCTGCATTCCAACGTATGCTATATATTTTTGGTCGCCACATTTGTTTTTGGTTTGGTTTACTGTTTCGCTCTGTTTTCATTAATCTGTTCCATGCTTTCCGCAACCGCGTCGAATAGGTCGAGCGGGTTAACGTCTTTGCGCTGGACGAATTTGGCGCTGTGCCTTAAGATGCCGCACGGGTTTACGTAGATGTAGTTTTCGACGGTGCGCCGGCTCACGTCCATCACTTCGGCGGCTTCATCGAGGTTGTCAAAGTGATGTTTCAGAAACTCTTTCAGGTTCATAATAGAAGTTGCATTCATACTTAATTTTTTTTTGGTACAGATCGCGGCAGTAACGTTGGCAGCTTTTAAGGTTTTCAAATCGTACCTGCGTTTTGTGTTCGGGCAGCTTTACCACCCATCGCACCTTAGAACGGGAATCCATCGTCTTTTGCCAGTTTTTCGATTGCCGCCGCTTGTTGCTTCATCTCTTTCGTTTCGGTCAGTATCTCGTACTTCCATACGGTCAAGCTAATAAAGGCGCGCCAGCCTTTTTCACCGCCGTCCCATTCGCGGCCGCGCACGTTGCAACGCATCTTTACTTGCATTCCGGGCGTCAGCGTACCGGCTTCGTCGGCCATGTCTTTAATGAACTCGACCGGAAAAATATCCTTGTATTCGCCGTCGGGCACTTCTACGTGAACTTCGCATTTGCGAAAGCCGCTTGCAAATTCTTGCGGCTGGTTGATTCGGCGTACCACGCCTTCAATTATTAATTCCATATCAGTAAATTTTGGAAAGGTTTACATTCAAATTTTCAACGCCTATTGCTTTTCCAGCGTCGCGCATCGCTCTTAATAAATCAACCGAACTGCCAACACGCCAAGGCTTACGCAATACGTGAGGCAGTACCCATTGATCCGTATGCCAACCGGCTTTTAAATAATAAAATTCGTTTGGCCCGTAATCAATGCTGCCATCTTCGCAAGCAATCCAAGGCCCGTAAAATGATACTGCTTTGTTTCCGTCTTGGCGATTTTTGTTCAAGGCATCAACAACACTTTGTTTTGCGGAATTAATTGTGTCCCACATATTACCAATTTGCTCACCGCTTTGCCATATAAAACCGTTGCTTGTGTCGCTGTTTTCAGATTCAGCAACTTCGTGAATTTTTAAGAACAAAGCGTTCAACTCTTTTGGTGTTTTTGGTGTTTTAAACTCCATGTTTTTTATAGGATTTAGTGAATTCTGTTTGCGACCAATTCGGCAGGTCAATCGCCCGCAATTGGTTTAATTGTAGTCGTTCGAATATCTCGCGCCAACGGTGCGGCGTGGGATCGGTTTCTATTATTTCGTCCGTTAAACCTTCGTCGTCGTCCTTCATCGTGGACGTACTGAGCAGGTGCAGCGCGTAATCCCGCAGGTTGTCCTGCTGCGCCTCCTGGTCGGCTTCTACGGCGTCGAAAAATTCGTCAAGATTCATAGGCTTCAATTGCTTTAAATATTTGCAATGCTATCTGTGGTACTATTGCGTTTCCGTAGGCTTTGATTGATTCTCTTCTCCACTTTGGAAAGGTGATACCGTCCAGTTTTTTGGGAAGCCCATCATCTCCTCCACAAACAGGGGGGACAGTTGGGAACGCGTCCCAAGTTCTCCGTTCACCACGCTCGGCAGGTCGCTGTCGCCCTTCCAATTTTCTGTCGGCCATCGATTCTGATGGTCGCTCGCTACCGGTGTCGGGAGCATATACGCTTCCCAACTTTTGGGATTTACGTACTCCCTCAAATTGCTCGGGGACTTCCTGCCCTTTCTCGCTCCGTTGGCTATTCGTTCCATCGCTTTGCCCTCCTTCGGTGGAAGGCTGTCCATTGTGTTTGGTGTCGGGAGCATTCCGTGAATTTGTGTCGCTAAATTCGGGACAGTCGTTCCGTTGTCGTACTTCTCCATTCGTGCCTTGAATTTCTCCGTATCCATTACTTCTTTCCTTGTCGTTGGCGTGAGCAACAAACCAAACTCGGTCGCGGCGGTGGGGAGCGTTGACGGCGCAAGCTGGAAGAATAAACGGTTGTACGGAGTACCCACAAGCTTCCAAGTCAGCGCACACCTCCTCGAAAACCAGCCCTCCGTTCCAATTAACAAGCCCGCGAACGTTCTCTCCCACGATCCAACGGGGCGAACACTCTCGAATAACTCTAAGCATCTCCGGCCACAAATGGCGTTCGTCTTCCTTTCCTTTTCGTTTTCCTGCGGTGCTGTAAGGTTGGCAGGGGAATCCTCCTGTAAGTATGTCAATTCGTCCAGCGTAAGTTGCCGCGTTAAATTCTTTGATGTTTCCATATTGTTTGGCGTTTGGAAAGTGGTGCTTTAGAACTTTGCGCGGGAACTCTTCCCACTCGCAATTGAACAGGTTCTCCCATCCCATCCATTCGGCGGCGAGGTCAAAGCCTCCGATTCCGGAAAATAGGCTTCCGTGTTTCATTCTACCTCGTCTTCGCCGTAAACGTTATGTTGGTAAAAGCCGGCAAGCTTCAAAACCGCCCTGGACAACGCCCGCTTTTCGGCCATCGCAATCGGGTACGCATTCCGGTTGTTGCCTTTGCTTACCTCGCCATACGTTTCTACCTGCCCAATTTCGCATTTTGCGTGCGCTTTAATGCAATATCTCCCCTCTGAGGGGTCAGACCATTCCGGCACTATTTCGAAGCGCACCACGGCCTTTATTTTGGCTTGTACGTGTTCAACGCCTCGGCGGGTCATAATCACAAAGCCGCGTTGGTCTTTGTGGAAGTGATCGGCGCGCATATCGTATTTGTCCGATAACGCTTTCAGTTCGTCAATTGCGCTCATGATTTTTCTATTGTAAAGTCAGCATGTTCCAAACATTCAGAGCACAATTCCCAATCGCCATATCTAGGTGCTCCGCAGCACGTGCTTAGTTCGTCTTTCATCGGTTCTTGGTGTATGCCGCAATCAGGTCGGTTTTAAATTGTTCCATCAATCGTTTAAACCGGCGTTCCTCGGCCAGTTCTTGTTGCCAAGCATTGAAGTCGCTTGTTGGCTTTACGTGTACGCTGCTGCGTACGCAAATTGGTTTGCTCATGTTACTTGTCGTTTAGTTGTTCGTAATCGTGATCGGCGCGCTCGAAAAAATCGTCTTCGTGTTCTTCGTCGTCGCTGGGGTAGTCGTACCCTTCGCGCCATAGGTTTTGTTGTCTCATGCGGCAACATTACGAAAGCTTTTTCGTTTACGCAACAATTTGCGCACAAAAAAAGGGGCTACCCCGTTGGATAAACCCCTTTTCGCTGCTGAAACAAAAACAAACCTGTAACTTCTAATGTCTACACGGCTGCAATTTAGTCATTTTTTCGCGCTTCTCGACGTTCCTTTCGCCGGTCGGCTACAATGGCGTTTATAAGCGTGTCAAGCCAGCCGAATACCTTGTTATCTGCCTCGGTCGGTGTAAGGTTTACAATAACCTTTATAAAGGCCATAAGCGCCAAAGCAATCTCGGCCCAGTACGTTTGGATCAGTTCTCCCATGTTTAAGAATTTGAACGCAAGTTACAAAGGCATCAAACAATTAATAGCGGTATGCCCGCCCAACACTACGCCGCAGCCTATGGCCTGCTTTTTAAAGTGCTTGGCGTATGCCGCCGCATAGCTGTCGCGATCAATGCCGCAGCCTACCTGCATGCCGAAAATCTTAAAGTTGTTCCCTACCATCCATTCGCAATAAGCTTGCGTGTGAATATGTCCCTGCACCGTGCTTTGCATATCGTTTTTTGCCTTGTTGCGTGCCGTGCCGCCTTCCCCGTGAACGTATTGCACCCCGTCGTATTCTTTGCGGTCGCACCAATGCCAGCTTGTGCCCAATACTTCGTTGTAGTCCTTTATCCATTCCTTGGGCACGGATGAGCTGAACGCCTTGCGCATTATTAGTCGGTCATGGTTGCCTATGATTACGTCGGCGACCGGAAACGCGTCTGCCCATTTCGCAACGTGCTTTATGGCTTCGTTGAGTTCGTACGATCCGCCAAGCGCATTTGGGTCGGTTTCGTGGTAACTGCTGTAATGGTTATCGAGGATGTCGCCAATGAAAACAACGTGATTGCAGTTAAAGTTTTCGTACTGCTCAACGCAAAATTCGAAATACCCGTCGAGTTCGAACGGGCAATGCAAATCACCCACGACCAAGATGCGCCGTTCGTTCGCCCGGATGAAGTCCAAGGCTTTGACTTGCTGCGCGCTTAATCTTGGCCGGTGTGGTTTAATCATAAAGCCAAATTACATCCTCGTCATGGCTGGCATCGTACGAATTGTCGACGTGAATAAACGTCTTTGCGATGCCTATGCGGTTGAAACCGACTTCTAAGAGCGCGCCCAATATGTAGCAACGGTTGCGGCTGTCTACGCAATGAATATCGGCCGCGCAACCCATTGTATGGGCGCTGTTCGGCTTGCCGCCTACTTTCTTGTTGTGTTCTTTGGTACGGTAGCCGCTGTTTATTTTAAACGGTACGCCGGCTAAGTGCCGGGCGCGGTCGAGCATCTGCAAAAAATCTTCGTCCATCATGTGTTCGCCGCTGCCGATTGCGTCGGGGCTGTCGAACTCATGGTAGTTGAAGTATCTCAAAACAATAGAATCGAAAGGGCGGCAATTGCTATAATGAGGTCGGCAATGTCGGCGCGGCCATACTCGCGCGCCTTGTAAATCATGTTTGCAAACACCGTAGCCAAGATAACGTAAATCATTTTTGCATTTTGGTGATCATGATTTCGAGCCGGTGAACGCTTTCCAACAACTCTTTGGCGACGTTTTTAAACTCATTGTTTTCAAGTTCCAATTGTATCACGCGGCTTTTCAATCGTGCGACCGTGCTGTTGAGGTTCACCCAAACGCCCACAATGCCAGCAATTACGGGTAACAAAGCCAGCATAATTTCATACATCATTTTTCTTTCTTTTGGATTATAAACCAGTTCGAGCCGTCGCACAAGATAGTGATTCCATCATAGGCCCTGTTGAAATCGTAAGTGCCTGCGCCGTCAATGGTTGCGCTTGTATCGACCGTTGCCGGGCGCAATCGAACGTACGTGTTTGCGCTTATTGTGCTGTCAGAATGAAAAGCAATTAAACGGCCTTCGCTCTCGCTTACTGGCGGTAACAAAATACCGCTGCTGCCATTCGGCCCAGTCCACGTGTTCATAACGTGGCTTGTGTTGTCGCCTATTGTTGTGGTTAGCGTGTCGCGGTTGGTGATCGTCAGCAACTCGCAAAACGTAGCCAAGGCGCCGCGCTTTAATTCGCTGATGCGCTCGTAAATGTCTGCCGTTACGTTCATAAGTTGAAGTTAAATAAATTCGGGTCAACGCTTCCGTTGTCATTATTTACGGCCAATTCTGACGACGTTACGTTCGTATCGTCAAAGTTTAGCAACCACCGCTGCACGTCGCTTTCGCGGCTGTTCATTACGACATTAAATTCGAACGGCGCAAAATACTGCGTGCCTTCCTTTATCGTTTGCCACAGCTCAAAGCGACGGCCATATAACCGGCCTTTGCGTATCTGCGTGGGGAATTGCCCTAACGCCATAGCTTCGGCAACGCCTAAACGGTGCAAGCTTACCGCCGTACTTGTTTGGCTGCTGGTGTACGTATTGCCGTAACCCGTTAAGCTGAAATTTCCGTACGGGATTGGATACGCCGAACCTAAAATAGTGCCTTCAGGATCGCCGTGCAGTACCTTCCCTTGGTTAATCTCTACGCGGTTGTCGTCGCTGGTTTCCGCTTCGAATAGAATTTCATCGCCAAGTAAACCTTGGTCGCCGGTCAGCTGTATGCCGCTGCTCAAAAAAAGGTAGTCGCCTACGTAGTTGCTTGTTATGTCCGTGCCGAGCGCGCTAATTATGCGCAGCTGTATTGTTACATCTAATCCGACTTGTTGCGAAGGCAGGTCATCCGTTGCAACCGACCAAGGCAAACCGGCGTTAAATCCGTCGCTTTGGTTAAACTGTGCAATGCTCAAAACGTACTCGCCAGCAGTCGAACCCCAACCCGTGTTAGTGAAATAAAGCGTGCCGCATTTTATGGTAAGCTGCAACTGCAAAAAGGCGTTATTGATTGGGACGTTTGAAACGCTTGCGGGATCAAGTGCTATTTGGCAACCGCCGCTAATGGAAAAGGCAAGGCCGGAAATGTACGTGCGGTCGGTGTCGTTGTATACGATGTTGTCGCCCGTCGTTATGGCTTGGCTGTACTGTGTAACGGCGAGTTGATTGCCAAAGTAATCACGGGTTCGGCGCACGCGCTTTAATGGCGGCAAGTATGTAATGATGCCGCCGGCCATCTTAACAAAATCCGCGTCCGTTTCGTTTACGTAACCGTTTTGCAATTCTGCTGTTTCGCCCGTAGTCAAAGCGGCGGCCGTGCCGCTCTTATCTACTTGTACTACGTCAGTCGTCCAATCGTCCGAATCGGCTGCACGCAAGTAACAATTGACCGGCATGAACCACCAATAGCCGTTGGCCTGAAAAACGCGCGCGTTCAAGCTGCGCGCAATGCTTTCTAAAATCTCGTAACTGTTATAACCTCGCGAGCCTTCGTAAATCTCGTTGTCGTCAAAAATGAACGGGTTGTCTAACTGCACGTCATCCAGCCAGTCCGTGCCCGTGTAGCCGTTCATCTCTACGTCATTTACGTACCTGAAAAAACCGTCGGTAGCGCCCCACAAATTTTCGGTGCGCATTTGGTTCAGGATCTGCACCATGTGTTCAACGGGCGTGCGAATCTCGTTTGCGCCGCTGCCGTCCGTTTGGTCAAACAAAAGCCGTTGCAAATTGCCGAGGTCGTCCGTGGCCGTCATGCGTACAGGGTTCGGTGCTGGCGCGTCGTCTTGTTCTACCTGCTCGGCGGCAAGGATGCCGGCCCAGTACAAACTGTTCACGTTGTCGGGGTCTTTGCGTACTTCGACTTGCATACGCCCTTCCTCGGCGGCTGGCAAAACGCTATTTAAAAACGTGTCAAACGTGCCGCCGGCATTTAAAACGGTAAATTCTACGCTGCTGCCAATTATTGGTTGGTGGCGGTCTTCGTTATTGCCGGAATACGTAAGCGCAAAACCTTCCGCGCCTAACGTAACTTCGGTTGCGCTGCCGTTGTAACTGGTGTCGTGCAGGTTTATGCGCCAAACATCGCCAACCTCGTCTTGAAATTCTCCGTAGAAACGTATCGTAGCCATTAAAATCCTCTTACGCGGTTTCGGTCAATTGCACTGTATTCGCTGCTCAACAAAATGTCGCGCCCTGACAAACGGCCGGTAACTTGTACCGCCTGCCCGCCGATCATGCTGCGCAACTTGTCGAGTGGCGCGATTACTTCCGGGTTCGTCTTTGCGCCGGGGTATTCACCTACAAGGCCAAGCGTCGGGCCGCTTACTATGCCGCCATCGGCAAAAGCGTTAATACCGCCTAAAAAGCCTTCGAGCATCGAAAGACCGGCAACAATAAATGCAGGCGTTGCAAGTCCACCGCTTAACAAGTTAGCCGCGTTTGCCGGACTTGTTGCGTTTGCAATTACGTTTGCTTTTGCCATTTGAATCACTGCGCGAATGGCTTGCAAGGCTAAACCTTTCAGGGCTTGCGCCGCTGTTTTCTCGCCGCTTACTACGTCGGCAACTGCCCCACCGAAGGCCATGCCGAAAGCGTTGCTAACCTCGGCCGCTCGCATCATAGAATTAGTTGCGGCCTCTTTCAGCTTGGCAAAATTTTCAATCATTGCATCTGTGCCGTCGTCTATGCTTTCTTCGATGTCTTCAAATTCTTCTAACACCAAATCCGCGCCGCCTTGACCAAAAAACGCCGTTCCTAAATCGAAATCATTATCTACAAGTTCGTCGGCTTGCGTGCCAAGCTTCGCGAGTTCCTGTTGCAACTTGTACGCTTCGGCCGATGCCTTTACCATTTCGAGCGTCAGCACATTAGTTGCGCCCGCTGCGCCGTTTGTGCTTTCTGCGTTGCTGTTCAACTGCTCGTTGACGTTGGTCAACATTGCGTTCATCTCGTCCAGCTCGGCCGTTGCTGCCGCGTATGCTGCTGCGGATTCTTTCGCTTCCTTTATCGCCTTACCGCCGTAATTTTGGTCAACCAATGCTTGCTTGGCGTCGCGCTCCTTTTCCAGTTCTTCGACCAACTTTTCTTGGTCTTCAATCTGCTTTTCAATATTGCGCTTTTGCTCTTCAAGGCCTAAACCCTTGTTTGCTTCTGCAAGCTTATCGACCGCGCTTACCGCGTCCTTCGTTTCATCCGTTAGCATTATGATTGCGCCAACGAGAACGGTAAGCCCAGCGGCAACAAGGCCAAACGGGTTTGCAAGCATTGTAGTGTTGAGCAAAGCGAAGGCCGTGCGCGCCATCTTTATACCGCTTACGAGGTTGGGTAAAATAATTAGCACCGGGCCAATCGCCGCAGCAACGCCGGCAATGGCAAGCGCCAAAGTTTTTGTGCCGTCGCTCGTTCCTTGCAAAAACTGCACAAACGATTTCAAGCGGTCCACGATCGGGCGCAGGTACTGCACCAAAAGGCGGCCAATTTCTTCTTGCAAATCACCAAACGAATTAGCGAGCTGCGTGAACCCGCCGTCGGCTTCGGCTGCTGCTTCGGCACTGCCGCCGTATTGCTTGTTTAATTCGTCAAGTATCAGTGTTTGCGCTTCGGCAAGGTTGCCCGTTTCCGTTAGGCTCTTTATTACCGCTTTTTGGTCTTCGCTAAACTGGATACCCGAACGGCTTAACGCGCTCAGGTTTGCAACTGGATCGTTTAATGCTTTGCCTAGCTGAATACTTGCGCCCTTTAAATCGCCATCTAATCGCGTAGCCAAATCCAAGGCCGCTTGTTGCGTACGTGCGAAATTTTGGCCGCTGATATTCGTAAACGTCAAAAGCTGCGCCGTCGCATCCTTTAAAATAACTTCATCGCCAAACAGCGTTTTGTTCTGCAAGTCGCTGGCCATCTTTTGCAGCTCCTGCGAAGTAAAGCCGACTTGACCAGCCGTAGATTTTAAACCGGCTTCGACCTGTGCAATCGCTTTATTTTGTTCGCGGAATGCCTGCACGCTGGTCGCGCCCATAATGGCAAGTGGCGCGGTAACTCCTACCGTAAGGTTGCGCCCTAGGTTTTGGATTTCGCGCGTGTTCTTCGCGATGCTTTTGCGCGCGTCGCCGAGGTTTTTGTTGAGCTGCGAAGTATCCGCGCCAACCCGTAAAATTAAATCGCCTAGTTTCGCCATGTCATTGTGCTAATGAACGCAAGATACTAAACCCGTCGGCGGCCTTTTCTTTCTTCTCCCAAGGAAACGTAGCAAGGTCTTTTGGTGTGATCCGTTTCTTTACGTGTGGATTTACCACGATGGCAGCCAGCCAGCGCGTGCGCTCCCATTCCGCCTTTTCGCGTTCTTCGATTTGTTTGTAGTGCCCGCGCATGGCGTTACCAAATTCCGAGAACGTCAGATCGTAAAGCAAAACGGGGTTAAGCCGCAATTGGCCTAACCCCATTTCCTCAATTTCGTCCCAACTCAACGGCTTGCCTTGGCCCTCGTTTTTTTTTGAGTGCCCATGCAGTCGGCAACGGTTTTGCTAAGTGCAGGCAAGTCGGCAATTTCGATTAACCCTAAAAAATCGTCAACGTCCATTTCGAACGCCATGCCTTGCGCCTTGCAACCTTCCTGAACAAAGTAATACACCAGCTCAGGAATTAACGTAACGTCGTTGCTGTCAACCTCGGCAACCTTTTTGCCGGTGTTGTCTTCAAAACGTTTCCAAGCTCGCATAGTAGCGCGCACCGGAAACGTCTTGCCGTCAAGCTTAATTTCAATCATGCAGCAAAGTTATCACGCAATTACTTCGCGTACAACTGTGCCGGTAACTTCGATTGTCATAGAAAAGCCTACGTTGTCTTCCACGCCGGCTGTTTGTTCGAGGCTGGTGATGTAGCCTGCAACGTCGAACTGCTCGTCGCCTGCGTTTGCAGTTGAACCCGAACCCGTGTTCGTGAAGATTACGTACAATTTGTCGCCTGCAATTTGGTGGTCAACCAAAGCATTAAATCCGTTCGTTGCATCCTCAGCAAACAAACCGGAAAGGCTCAGGCTTGCCGACTTAAGGCCGGGCAAAAGCTCGCGCCAACCGCCGCTTGTCTTTGTGGTGATGTCGCGCATGTCCGTGCTCATGGAAATGCTGCATTCTGTTACGTGGTCAACTACTACTTCGCTGTCGTCCGTCGTGCCCAAAAAGACGCGAATGGATGAGCTGTTAATGATGCCTGTTGTTTGGGCCATTATTTCTTAGATTTTTTTGGTTCTGTCTTTTCGGGCTTGTCCAAGTATCCGCCTTTCTTCAACTTTGCTGCGAATTTGTTGGATACATCTACAACCGTACCGGCAGGCCATTTCCAGCCGTCCTTGTTGTATGGTTTTTGGATTGTTACCTTCATGGGTGCAATTTACTGAATTTAAATTTCGTCAATTTCGAACCAACCGTTTTGCACCATGTAATCATGATCCCGCACCGTCGTCGTGCTGGGTATGATGTGTTCAAACGGAAAGCTGTGATTCGTCTGCACGTATGCGCTGAGTTCATACCGCTCGTCGTTGCTGAGTTCAGGAAAGCACGCCACGAGCTTCTCGAGCGTCGCCGCTTCGTGGACGTGGATGAGGTACTCGGTATCGACTTGGAGCGCGTTTTGGATTCCGTCAGGATGCGTGACGATTCCAAAGACGGTTGAAGCCGCTTCGCCTTCTGCCTGAATGAGTACGGGTCGCGAGATGTTGTAGAGTTCTCGCGTGATTTGGTACGCTCTTCGTTCGCTTGTCTGCGTGGCGGTTGGTAGAACTATGATGTACTGCATCAGTAGATGTTGTAGAAGGTGTTGATGTTGTCCTCGATGTTCGCGCGGTTGCTGGATTGGTCGGAGTTGTAAAGAATAATTTCTTGTGATTTATATCCTGCAATACCGCTGTATGGTATTCCAATGCTCCCAACAATTGAAACCGTACCATCCGTAGAAATCAAGTTTTGTTGTCCGCTTAATTTGGTAAAAGCGTCCCCACGAGTGCTAAAAGTTTGGCTTGCGCCATTTTGATAATAAGTTGAAACCGAAAAGGCATTTGATGTTACACCTGTGCTTGTGCTTCCTGACTGGCTCTGCAAAAAATAGGAGCCTGTACTGCCACCAATGTCTGACAGCAAAATGGCTCGCGTGTCTGCGCCGTCGATTGCAATAACAGAAAACGTGTCTAAATCCCCGCTAATACTTAAACCTGTGTTTATTAAATCTCCACTATCAAAATCAACCGCGGGCTTCCCGTTCTCCGTTACCACGCCCGTCGTCCCGTCGTAAATCTTCGGCATATTCGCCGTAGTCGTTTGCGCCGCGTCGTTTGAGTTGGACGACTGGTCATACCAGTAACGAATGAACCCATCGTTTGACCCACAGTGGGCAGCCAAGGCAACCGTGTCAAGTTCACCGCTTCCGTCAAATCCGATGTCTGCGTAACTCGTGCCGTTCCATACGTTAATAGCGTCGCCCGTGTACGCTGTCCTCAATTTGCGCAGCGAATAAGCCGCCGCCGCGCCTGTGTATGTATCAAGCAACAACGTCGCTTCCGCTACCTCCTCCCACGTCATTTTCAAACTAATCGGTACAGTGCCGCCCGTGCGCTCCTTCAGGTAAGCAAGCAAAGCCGCCTTGGCATTTGCGTACGTCGTGTTGTCGGCGATGGCGGTGAACTGCGTCCAATCGCCGCTGGTGTTTGGATCGGCCTGCGCCTTCTCTGCATAGTACAGCTTTCGCCGAATGTCGTAGCCGCTTTGCGCCGTGTCCGTCTGCGCGTCTTCGTGCAAACCGTCGCCGTCAGCCTGTGCCGTATAGTACAGTTCTACCGTTTCCGTAGCGCCGTCCAGCAGCGTTTCCGCCTCGCTTGCATAGCGGTTATGGTAGTATACCGCATCACTCGGCAACTCGGCTGCACTAATATCCCACGACGCGCCGTTGTACTGGATAAGCGAACCAACGCCTGCACCCGTCGTGTTTACGTCGGTAAGGTCGCCAAGCGTTGAAGCGCCTGCAGTACCTCGCTGCCAGAAACCACTGCTGTAAACCAATGCTTCACCTGCTTGTGGCGCGCCTACAATCTTTACGTCGGTCAGGTCGTCGAGGCTGTCAGGCGTGGCGTCCAGCTCGCTCTGCAAATTCGTTACGTTGCTGATTGCGATGTTGTCATTGACGAACTCGCCGCCGCTGTAGATCAGCACTTCGCCGTCGCTCGGTAGGCTTACACTTGCGTCGCTTAGATCGCTTAGTTCGTTAGCGCCGCCTGCGTCGTCTGCCGCTTCCCAGTTGCCCGTGGCGTCGTTGTATGCAATTAGTTGCCCGTTTGTGACGCCGGTTACATCTACATCGGAAAGCTCGCCAAGCTGCACGCCGGTAATCGGTGAACCTTGCGCAATCTCGAAACCGCTGCGGCTTATGCGTACGTCGTAGTCGGCGTTAATGTTGTAAGCGCGTTGCGGTTCGTCGAAGTCGATTACTTCGTTTAGGTACTGAATGCTTTGCACGTTGACGCCGTTGTACGTGCCCTTAACACGATCCAAAGCAGCGCGAACGGCTACGGCTAAGTCGATGCATTCCGTGTAACTTTGCGAGTAAATATTAACCTCAACTTGCGCGGTATCCAGCTTCGACGGTTCGGGCTTCGTATCGGTCGGCTCGTTGTTGGCAATGGCGTAAACGATATACGGCAAGTCAGCGTCCTGCTGCGCTATTTCCGGGTAAACGCGCGTACTTACTACGTCCGTAACGTCGGTCGCATTCGTTAAAAGGTAGTATATCGCTTTTCCTACAATCATTTCATGTATCGTTTAAACTCGCTTCGGTACAAACTTACCTGCGCCTTTTTTACCGCTGGTTGTGCTAAGGTCAAACCGCGCTTGAACGCGCCTGTGTTTTTGGTCTTTAAGCGTGCCCCGCGTCGGCCGGGAATCATTCCTTTTTCCATCTGCGAAGGCCGTGCGCCCATTTCTACGATGTGAGCGAACCAACCGTCGGCGCTTTCGCGAACTTTGCGTTTAAAGCGTTTACCGCCGCCCGGATTGACTCGCGGCCCTGCTATGGCGGTATTGCTACCCTTGCTGAACCAAACGCCAATAGACGCTTTTAATTGGCCGCTGCGAACTATTACGGGCTTGCTGCCTTTACGCTTTATTATGATGTCGTCGGGGTAGTTCGTAATCTCTTTGCGCTGAATAGGAACGTAAACTTTTGCCGCCTTACGGTTTACCTTTTTCAATTCTTTGTGCTGGATGCTTCCAAACCGTGCAGCGCGATCTAAACGCTTTTCGATTTTTCGCAATTGTCGTTGCATGTCGTCCATTACTCACCTCGCAAGCTGGTTACAATTCTTAAGCCTTCGCCGCGTCCGATTTCCTGCACGCCTTCAATTTCGTAAATATCGCCGTTGTAGCTTACGCGGTCGCTGGGGCGTACGCCGCTAACGTCGGACGAATAACGGATAATAAAATGCACGGGTTGCCGACTGTAAAGTTGGTCGCTTTGTACAGCTTCGCGGCCGCTGCCTTCCTTGTACTGGATTTCCGCCCATACCGTCGCTAGCGTGCCCCACGTTTCCGCGCGTTCGCCGTACGCATTCGCCGCCAACGTAGCGCGTTGCAACGTTATTCGCCTGTCCATTGTGCCGAACCTCATACAGCCAAAATATTGCGGTAAGGTGAAATAAGGGAATGAATACCTAACGGCAACTCGTTTAGCTTGGTGCGCGTTACCTGCTGGCGGTTCTCGTACAGATGCCCAACAAGTAAACGGATGGCGTGCAAAACCGGTTCGGGTACGTCGGCTTCGGCGTATCCTACGTTCATGTTGATTTGCACCGCGTGGAAAGTGTCGTCGTAAAGCTGTGGCACGTTGTCGAAGGTGATGCGCGCCGACTTCGTTTTAATGTCGTACCAATACTTCGCTGCGGCCAGCGTCTGCGTGTCGCCATTCGCGTCGGTGTACGTAACTGAAGAAATAGAATTCACCGGCCCGACGGGAAAACGCGCGTTGTAAAAAAAGTCGAGGTAGCCCACGGCAGTAACGTCGCCCAGCCGCGTATTGCAATAGTCCTCAATCCACGAAATGGCGGCCGCGCGAAGGCTCGTTATTAGCGTGTCTTCGTCGCTGTGATCGACGCGCAAATGCGCCTTAAGGTCGGCAACCGTTATCACGCTGTCGAGCGTCGGCGTACCTGTTATTTCAACGGTCATCATGTCGCTAAAATACGGACAAAAAAAAAGGGCGACCGAAGCCGCCCCTTTCTTAGAATTCACTCAATATTACTCGTCTGCTGCTGCAACGTCCTTCGCCATAGCGAGCGCGCCCGGCTGACGTACTGCAACGTCGAAGAAACGGTTGGCGTGCAAGGTGACTTGCGCGTTGCCTGCTGCGCTGTATGGATCAACCAACAAGTCGAGACCACCGAAGTAAGCCAAGATAAGGCCCTGCGCGAAGTTACCGAATACAACCTGCCCCAAAGTTGCAGATGCGTTCACCAAGTAAGGTGTTGCAATTGCTGGGAATCCGTTGAACTCGCCGTTTTCGAACAAAGCTTTAACGCCTGTAACGCCAACTGCGTGCTTGGTCAACTCGTATGCAAGTGGCGACATAACGTACGTTGCGCCGGCCAAGTTGCCGCCCGCTGCCAATACGCTGCTTTCCATCTGTACGGCCATAGCTGCAATTTCTGCATCGCCTACGATAGCTTCGCCTGCTGTTGCATTCGACTTGTCTGCAACATCAGAATCGGCGAGAATGACATCGAACGCGCGGTCGTCAATGAATGCATTCATTGCTGCTGTGAGGTCGTTTGCAATCAACGAATCGACTGCCGCACCACCTTGCAAAATCAATTGCTTGGTGTACGTCGTCTTCGCGCTGACGCGCTCCGGTGTCATTGACACTTCGTCGAGCAACAAACCGGAATCGGCGTTTGCATCGGCTTCGCCTTCGCCCGTTCCTGTCGCCTTCGTGCTTACGCGTGGAAACTGCAAATTTCCGACTGCGTTACGAATTACCGTAGCGCCCAAACCTTCAACAACGGTAGGTGCGCGCAGCGCCTCGATTGCTGCCGGTACAACTTCAGGTACAAAGCCTGCGCCCGAACCTGTGGTCGCGCTGTGTTCGTCAGCGTCGCCCAAAGCACGCAAAGCCATTGAAGGAATTGCAATTTGTCCTGCGAGCTGCAACCCCTGCGAACGCGCTTCCTTTGCGGCTTCCTGCGCCCATTCAGCTTCCGCGCCTTCCAAGTTGCGGCCGTTGGCTACTTGTGCAACTGCACGCGACAAAGAGAATGCGCCGTGTACGCGCTCAACTTCGCGCTGCTCAGCATTCGATGCCGTGCCGCTTTGCGCCATGCGTGCAACCATTTCCTGTTCGCGCTGCTTGTGCTTAATTTTTACGTCCAAGTCGGCTACCATGTTGTCGAGCTTGTCGCATCGTTCTTGTTCGGCCTCAGTCAATGAACGGCCTTCGCTGTCGGCCTTCTGTCCGATACCTACGAACTCTTCGTAGTATGCGGATCGCTGGCCCTTTAAATCGTTAAGAGTCATATTTGAAAAATTGTTCTTAGTTGTTGGCGTAAAGTTACGCGCTTCGGTTTTTATGGTTTCAGGTTCTGCGCGTTCTTCCGTTGCCGGTTCTGCTGCTTCCTGTTCGTCATTCAGTTCCTCCGCTTCCTGCGCCGCCGCTGCCATATTTCGCGCTGCTACTGTCGTACTGGGGCTTGCTGGGTACGTCACCGCTGACGTATCCAACAAACGGCCGATTTTGGTAATTGTCCGCGTGCTACGGTCTTCGCTCCATTCGTCCGCGTCAATCGTAAACGCAAACGAACTTTGGGTAATATCGCCTCGCTTGATCAGCTTGTAAAGGTCGCGCCCGTCCTGCGTGTCGGCCAGTGCCGCACGGTATCGTAAACCGGTTTCGTCGACTGTCAATTCCAAAGTACCGTTGGTAGTTCGTGCCAAGGGCGCGCCGGTATGGTTCAGCAAGAACCGCACGTCGTCGCCTAACACGTCGTCGAACGCGCCGCGCGCTACGGATTCTTTGAAATACCCTAGATCGTACTCTACTTCGAAGTTGCTGGCGTAGCCTTCCACGATTAACGAATCGTCGCCGGCGGCCCGCACTTCGGCGGTTCTTAATTCCACGTCGTCGCCATACTGCGCCCGCAATTCGGCTTCGTGGTTGTTGTTCTTTTCTTCCATTTTATTAATTGTTTTGCGCGCCCAAGGCAGCATAGATTTACCGCCCCATGCGTCATACATTAAACCGCCGCACCCTTCGTCGTAAGGTACGTCCGCGTTTTGTGCGTGACGGCTCAAAAAGCTGTAAACGCGCTTTACTGTGTCCAAAGATAGCTTTTCCCGGCTGGCGATTTGGTTGGCTCGCTGCTTACCTACCGGCGTTCCGCAACTGCCCCAGCCGTTTTCATCGGCCCATTTTAGGGCGCGTTTGGCGTTATTTACCGCGCTTTCGGGGTAATCATTGAACGCCATCCGTGCTGAGTTTATCCGAGTACGCGCCGAGCCTGTCAAGGGCAATTTGGTTAACCTGAACTACGTGCGTATCGCCGCCCTCGGTCGGGTTCATATCCTCTTTTTGCCGCACTTCGTTAATGTTCAACACGCCGTTTTGGAGCATCTGAGTATAGAACGCCGCACGGCTTTGCATGTCGCCCCGGTACAGATCGTTCAAATTGAACTTGCTGTACAGCTCCGGCCGCTCGCGTGCCTGCAATAACTTTCGGTCAATTTCTTGTTCGATGCGCTTGGCCCATGGCGTAACCGTATGGCGTGCAAACTGCAAATTTTGTTGCTCGACGTTGTTGTACGTCGTTTGCGATTCTAGTTGCACCAAGGCTGGCGGCACGCTGAAAATGCGGCAAATCTCTTCGGCCTGAAACTTGCGCGTTTCGATGAATTGCGCTTCGTCGGGGCTAATGGAAATACGCGAATACTTGAACCCGAACGGCAAAAGCTTCGTGCCGGCTTGGTTCTGCGCCTTGTTCCAGCTTTGTTGGATAATATCCATTTGTTCCTTTTTCAAAGGCTGGTCGCTGGATAGTATGCCGGTCATTTGCCCGCCGCTACCGAAGTATTCCGCGCCGAACTCTTCCGCGCTTTTCGCTAATCCGAGGTTTTCACGGTGCAAACGGATCGGGCTTTTGCGTTGAAGGTTGCAGATTTCGAGCATGTTTTCGGGCTGCACCATGCCGACGTTTTTAACGCTAAACACGGGCTGGCCGTTGACGAACTTGCGGTCGACGTCGTAATAGTCCAAGCAAATAAGCTGCGTTGCGTAGCCGCGTGCGTCGCGTTCAATCAGCGCGTAACCGCAGCCGTTTAACACGGCGTGGCTAATAATGGTTTCCCAAAATTCAAACGCCGTTTGGTATTCGTTCGGCTTGTATTTGATAACGTCGAACGCTGGATGCACGTTGGCAACGTCAATGTTTCGGCCGTTGCGCTCGTAAATATCTAAGTTCAAGCTGGCAAGCGTACTTGCGATTTTGTACGTGCAAGCGTAAACCGTGCTTATCGTAAGGGCCGTCGCTTCGTTTACGTTCGCGCCGCTAATCGTGTGGCCGTAAATCCCCAGTTCATTTGGAATTGCTTGGCTGTCGTATTTGCCTACGCGGTAACGAAAAAGCGCGTTGAATCTGTCGCGAAGTGTTGCCATATGGTTCGCAATTTACGAAAGGGAAATTATGTCGAATATCGTGTCGTTCGCGCCGCTCGTTTTGTGGTGGCCGTATTCGTTCATGGCGATAATTGAAGCTATAACGCCGTCGACTTTTTTGCTTTCGTGCTTCTCCTTCGTGACTCGCTTGTTTTCGTTTACGTCGGTGTAAACCACGGCGCAACCCATCTGCCAGCGCAGCACCTCATTGCCGCCGTGGACTATGTTGCCTTTCATCATTTGCATTTCAAATTCCTTCGTCGGGCCGTTCATCGTCGTAATGTTCTGCGCCATTGGGTGCATTTCAATATCGTCTTGTATCAGCTCGCTAACGATGTAGGTGGAGAACCTCGGGTCGTAGCCGATTGACCGCACGTCGTATTTGCTGCAAGCCTCGACTATGTGTTCTTTGACGTAACGAAAGTCGGTTACGTTGCCGGGCGTTATCGTTATATGCCCGCCCTTGGCGAACCGGTGGTAATCAATGCCCGCGCTTAGTTTCTTCGAATCGGCTTTGTCCTGATTTACGAACTGGTGAACGATCAAGTAAAAGCAATCGCATTCGTCGTCCCTGAATAGCAAAGCAAAGGCGGTCAAATCCTGCGTACTTGCAAGGTCGAGGCCGCCAAAGGCCGGCAAGCTGGGCAGCTTCTCCCACGGTATAGGGTCTGCGCCGCGCATGAAAACGTCGTCGGGAATCCATGCCGTTTCTGCGCTCGTCCAAATATTGAGGTTAAGCCGTAGAAACGTGTTCAGGTACGACGGGACGTTCTGCGCTTTCTTGCTTTCTTGTTCAAAGTACGCTTTCGTGCAGATCGTGCCATATCCCGGATTGGCTTTTCGCCATGTTGCCTCAGCTGTCCAATCGTCGCTTTCATCAGCGGCATAAAGTACCGGTAAAAAAGTTTCGTCGCGTATGCTGCCCTCCTGTACTTGCCGAGCGTACTCATGAACTTCAAAACAAATCGAATTACGGTCATGGCCTGCTGTGGTTAGTGCGATAATCAAAGGCTGCGTACGCGCGCCCGTACTCGTAACGAGAACGTCCCAAAGGTCGCGGTTGGGCTGCGTGTGCAATTCGTCAAATATAACGGCGTGGCAATTGAAGCCGTGTTTTGTGCTGGCTTCTGCGCTTATGGACTTGTAAAAGCTGGATTTGTATTCGATTTGCGAACGCAACACCTTGGCGCGCTGGCTCAAATGCTTGTTGTTGTGAATCATTTCCTGCGCGATGCTGAAAACGATATTCGCTTGGTTGCGGTCGCCCGCTGCGCTTATCACTTCCGCGCCGGGTTCGTTATCGGCGAAAAGCATGTACAGCGCAATCGCTGCACTTAGATTCGACTTGCCGTTCTTCCTTGGGATTTCAACGTAGCATGTGCGGTATTTCCTACGGCCGTCGGCTTTCTTCCAACCGAACAAAGGCCGAATAATATCGTTTTTTTGCCAGTCCTCCAGCAGGAACGGCTGCCCGCCCAACTCGCCTTTGACGTGGGTGCAGAACTTTTCGATGAAGTCAACCGCGCGGTTTGCGCTCTCTTCGTCGAAGTAGTATTCATGAGAAATATCCGTCAACGCTTTCTTCGGTTTCCGTCGTCGTCCCTACCAACCTTTCAAGGGTCGCGATCATAGCTTGTTTACGCATTCGCGCCTCTTTGAGTTGCTGCCATTCGGGGCGCGCCCTGCTGTACACGTCGCCGCTTTTGCCCGTCACCATGTAGCACGTGCCGTTTTCGTTGCAGTACGCTTGCAGCATTTCTTCTTCCACTTCCACGCAAGCCAGCGTTTGAATTAGCGACTTTACGCCGCTGGTTAGATCGCTGCGCGTGCTGTATTCCGCTACGCGCTCGGTATATCGTTGGAATTGTGCGTCGTTCATGCGCCCAATTTACGGGCGTTTCCCTTTAGGTTTCAAGTAGACGCGAAAAAAAGAAGAG